CGACGGGAACCTCCAGAACGATGTGATGATAGAGCCCGACGTGAATGGCGAGAAACTGCGCGAGAACCTCCAGAACGACGCGATGAATGACGAGACGACCGACGGGAACCTCCAGAACGATGTGATGAATGGCGAGATCTACGCGAACGGCGAGAAACGGCGCGACCCCTTCCAGATTTACGAGAAGAATGGCGAGAACGACGGGAATGAGATAATCCGAGAGGTTCGTCAATTACATAAGCACCGTAATCAGGGACACCACCCAGCAATTTATAATCACTGGAATGTTGGCCTGGAAGAAAACGACCGAAATTTGGCATGATTTTGATATATTATACTAATATACAAAATATTTTTTGTCATTTTATATAATATATTGAATTTGTAAATAAAGATGCAGCGGCAGCAATTAATTACAAGGTCTAATGTAACGTCTTCAAACGCAAATGATCCCAACCCCGATTTTTTATATCTCGCATTGGCAATCACAAATCAACTGAGTGAAGGGGGCAGCGCGCCAGTTGAAGCAATTATCTCCAAATCATTTGATCAGCCAATCATTTCTGATTTATCTCTGTACCACTGCAGCGTAGTTCGATGGTTTGCGGATACGGGCCCGACCAACTTGCCTGTGTTTTCTCCAACAATACAATTAAATACAACAGATCCAAATTTGACAGTATATTCAATGACTTTTAATTATACAGATCCTAGTGGGGTTACTCTATATTCGCAGCAATATATTGAATATGTGCCACAAATATCAACAAGCATTCTCCCTGCACCTCCAAAAGTATCAGGACAACAAGCCAATAATTCTAATTCCTACTATAATGTTTATTCTTATGAAATATTTGTCGCTTATTTGAATACTATTAGCGAAGCATGCTATCAAGATTTGAGCGCCCAACTTATTGCTGTAGGACAAACGATGCCGAGCAATTATTGGCCTGAATTTTCATGGAATAGTGAGCAAGAGGTAGTCAATATTTATGTCCCATTTGACAATAGCGCATATGATGATACTCAAACCAATTATATTGGAATTTATTTTAATCAAGCGCTTTTTAGTTTGATGTCCTCTTTTGCATTTAATGTGGATTCATACGGGACAAGTGTTGGAGGCAGAAACATGAGAGTCTTAACAGTAAGCGCAAACGGATCATCTAGTTCAGTTATCCAATATCCTTTTTATGCCCCTGTTAGAAATACCTTACAAATTACGCAAGACTCATCAACTATTGCGCAAATGAATCCAGTGATGGGAATGGCAATTGGAACCACATTGCCCATTGTTGCAACTCAATTCACCCCGCCCGTTTTATGGAATTCTGGCGTTGCATTTACTCAAGGCTCGCAAAATTTGTCCCTCCCATTAATTAGCGATTTCCAAAGCGACAGCGGAAATTATAAAGATGGGAACTTTATTTTATATAGCCCAACGGCTGAATACAGATGGATTACATTAAATGGAAGTGGTCCATTACGTGAAATTCAACAGTCATTAGTATATTTGGATCGTTTAAATAATACCTATGCGGTGCGTCTAGGATCTGGATGCTCATTTAATACATTGACTTTGTTTCAGAAAAAAAGCCTTGTGCCTTAATTTGTGGAATAGTGTGGAATAAATTGCGCGAACTTTGAATCAAAATATGAAAAATGTTTTTTTATTTTGATTTTATATTAAAACGAAATGTCTGGCCCAGCCAACAACTTTTTTTCCACAGCGTTAATAGAGGATAGCGCAGTCTCACAGGTCACTCCAAAGCTGGTTTTTGCAGTAGAATCGGGCGCCAATACTTCATGGTCGCAATACAAATCCCAAAGTGCTGATCAATCAAGTTCGCAAAATACTTTTTTGGTTCCTTCTTATGAAACTGGATTAGGTCGTGATATTATGGCTGCTGCAACACTTGCAACCACTTTTATTTTGAAAGGTGTGCCCCAGGGCGTCACTTCTGTGACATACGGATTAGACCCAAGTTCGGGCATCTGCGTCCAAGCGTTCCCTTTTAACCAGAGCATTGTCAATGCCAACTGGTCAATCAATCAGGTTGGAAATTCCATCAATAGTCAGCAAGTATTGCCATTGTTATTAAAATCCATGGATATTGACACATTGAGTTATTACACTGGAATGACTCCAAACTATTTGGATACCTATTTTTATCAAGCAGATGGCGCGGGTGCAATCAATAATGCATGCGGCGATTTCCTTGGTACTTCAGAACGCAAAATCCCACCTCGTGCATCATATCCACTCACAGTCTATCAAGTTGATAGATATACCACTGCAGGAGGTTCTACCCCCGTTGACCATTCCAATATTGCGACTGGAGCCGCTGGCGAATATTTCCAAGTATCAATAGCCATATCTGTTGTTGAGCCTGCGGCAATCGGTTTATCACCGCTATCCATTTGTGGAGAGCGTGAGTCTGCGGCATGGTTTGGAATCCAACAATTTACATTAAATTATTCATTTGATGCCTCGCAACGACGTGTATGGTGCACGCAAAATCCATATATTACATCACAAGTATCTGGAATCACCCCATATGGCGGCACTCAATTAAATGGTATTTCTTCCATGCAACTAATGGCCAAATATTATCAATTAGATCCAGTCAAATTATCCAAACTTCCACCCACTAATGTATTGCCATTTTACACGATCACGCAGTCTATCACCCCGTATACCAATAACGGAACTATTGCGTCTGGCGCGACGGGAGACGTCACAACTAGCGCGGTTCAAATTTCAAGTATTCCCGAGGAAATGTATCTGGGCATTCGTATAGCCCAAGCCTCACAATCTAGTGCAAATAACATGAATTTTTTCCCAATTCAGAAAATTGTCGTCACGTGGAATCAAAATAACGGACCACTGGCTCAAGCCACAATTTACGATTTGTACCAAATGACAAAACGCAATTTTGGAAATTCTGCATGGCTCGAGTATAGCGGGCAAGGTGCAAAATCAAAAGCCATCTCCACAGTTGCCTCCCCATTCAATTCAACCAATTACGGCCAAGACATTATCGCTCTACCTTCCTGCCCAGTGAAGGTGAGGCCTGCATTTGATATGCAGCTCCCAGCAGGTCAGGCCAGCTCGAGTTTGGGCCAGTATAATGTGTGGTTCAAAATTAGTGTATTGAACACAAGCAATGCAACTATTCAACCTGAAGCTATTGTAGCATGGGTTTCAAGCGGCATATTGGTCACCTCTTTGAATGGAATATCAAGCACATACACTGGCTTGCTTCTGAACAACACTGTTCTGAATTCAGAATTTGGCGAGCCTGTAATGTCACGAGATGATTTAGATAAGGAAATCATCGGCTCGGGAATGCGTCACGGCATTAACAATCTTCATCCAATTATGAAACGCCGAGGTATGCACATGATGCGACACAAGGGCGCGGGGATGAGTGGTGCAGGGATGAGTGGAGCAGGGATGAGTGGCGGAGGCCGCCATCATCGCAGTGCACGCGCAGCACGCGACCATTTCATGGACGAATACGAATAAATAATCCGCCCCCATCGTTTAGTTAATAAATCTGATATTAACTAAACATATTATATGTGTTTAGTTAATAAATGTCGCATTTTCAGGTATAAACGACTGAATATTATAATGAAATACGACATTAATTAAAGCGCTTTAATTAATTCGCGACATATTTCATCAACTATATGGCAAAAATCATTAAAATCTTATATATATTAACTAAACCAGCCAACTTTATGAGTATATCCCCGCAGTATTAACTAAATATAAAAAAATATAATATTTAGGATATATATGGGGAATAATGAAAATAAACCAATGCCATTATCGCAAGAAGATATTAAATATTATGCACAAACATTTAGAGACAAATTTAATATATTCTATGAAAAAAGTGATTATAGGTCATATGTATCATTAAATGAACTAGAAAAATTTTATCGTGATGAATTATTATATATTTGGCAAAAAAATGATGAGGACAGGCTGAGGATTTATAATCAAGTATTGGGCGAACCAATAAAGGATAGGCAAATTAGCTATTGGTATGGTTGGAAACCATATACGACCTATGAACTCAATGTAAATAATATAAAAAGAAATCCTAACAGCGAAATGGCCATGCTTTTAGAGCGCATAGAAAAAATAGAAAAACAAAATCAATCTAACTAAAACGGCGTCGTCTCTGATATTCTTCATATGGAGTCAGTAGTCTGATCCCTTCCCAGTAATCACTACCATGTTTTATTTTAATAGAACCATATTTGTTATTCATAATATTAATGAGTTGATCCATTAACTCATCCGAAAATGGCACCTTTAAAAGTTCACATCTCTCTTTTAATGTTATCATTAACATATTAAAGGTCATACATGAGCCCGACGAATCCACAAAATAAAAATCAAAATATTCTTTAAAGCAAAAGTGATCAGACATTTAGGGTGTATACTATATCCCTATAATTTATTTCTAAATGGTTGATGTATTAACTAAATAATATCAAGTAATTATAAAGATGGATTACAATACAATTATGGAAAGGATGGCCGCGATTGGTTATGAATATCCGGGCCATTATGCACCAGTTATAATGCGAAGTAATGATGAGATTACACAGCGAATGCGCGAGAGAGCAGCTCGCGGATTTAAACCGCACCCCAAACCGCTATGTGGTTACTCAACAAAGCGAAAAGAAGAATTAAGAGCAATTGCTATTGAAAAAGAAATAACATTGCGAGAATTGGTTTTAATAGAAGATTTTGATTATGCATGTGACTACTCATAAAATTAAATAATGGCCATCACCACAAATATCTCCCATCTAATAGCGGGGATTGCTGCAATAAGAGCCATATTTGCATAAGATTTTGCAACATACCATATATCAGGCATAACTAATTTATCAAAAAAAAATGACCAATCGTTTTTTTGAGCAATTCTTTGGAAAGATGGAGGCCATATTTTAATATAGGAATTTTAAGAATTTGGCCACTAACTAATAAATGCTCTATTTGCGCCTTAATTTGGGCTATTTCGGCATCTGTAATATTTGGCCATACTTCATGAAATATAGACACTACCAAGGCCATTTTATCAATTTTATCGGATTTTTTAACACTATTCTCTACAAGGATGGATATATATTGAGACACGGCGAGGAGGGTTGGCGATTCAATAAGATGGACAAATTTATTGACCTCGGCGATGATTTTGGCTTTTATATCGGCTTCTTTTATTATACGCGCCAATAATTCAGTAGGTTTTATTATATTGAAAAGTTGGGTATTCATTTAAATTATGGCGAGAATTTTTATTATAGTCGTTTTTTTCTCTATTCAATTGTATATAACAAATGTCATCGGCTTCTACTCATTTTGCAAAGCCCACTATTGATATTGGGAATACCAAATATTTTTCTGCAACTGGATTGACTGGTGCAATGCAATCAACTACTGCAAAAGATTTTTTGGATCTTTCATGCAATCCGGGCCTGTGGGCAGTTCGTGGAAATATTACTCTTCGTGGAACTACTGATGTATCCTACAATTATACTACATTTGGCGTTGCAGGATGTAGTAGTGCTGGCACATTAACGCAGATAATTGATGGTTCTGAAAATTCTAATTTAACAACTTATCCGTCATATACGTATATTGCATCTGGAACTACTAAAGTTGTATCATTTAGCACATTTTTCCAGCAGAATTTAGGAGGTGCCCAAACTGCTTCTCTAACATTCACTCCATTTTTTGCTAGCGGTACGCTCACATTAAATGCATGGAGTGTTGAACTGACACGGATAGCATAAACTAATAAATACAACTCATAAACCTTGGTTGCATTTATTTTAATATAATTTTTTTGAGACTTGAGATAAGCATTTGATGAATAAAACGCCCTTCCCTTCTCCAATTGCATGCAGACTGATAATGCAATATATGGTCTTCAACAATTTCCAATAAATTTCGGGCGCCACCATTTCGCGGGTCTGAAAGAATCCACTCGCCTAGTTTGGGGTATTGTTCAATACCATCAATCATATCAATATGATTAACTGAGCCATCGCAAATATGCCATTTTGTCATATAATATAATTTGGGGTCGCTGGCCATCCAGTAACGCGTCATCCCCCCCGTGTCTAATCTGGGCATACATCGCCAATCTATAATTTCCTGATGGGGCGCTTGTTGTGTATCAAAATAAAATACATTGGGCCAAATATATCGGACCAATTCGGGGAGGTTACGGGTCTGTTCATAGATGGCCGCGTCATACCCTGTATATCGGGTCAGCGGGTTGAAATCTGAAATTAGAATCATATCGCTATCAAGAATAAAATATTTCGCTGGGTGGGCTTTCATATACTCCCATATGGAGTTCATCGTATCCGCTGCACGATGCGAGGGTTCATTATAATAGGGCCCTTTATGATGGTCATTCGGATGTTCAATGCATTGGATTCCCAATTCGGTGCATTTTGCAGTTATTTTTTGCTTTAATGTTGTGTCATTAAAATTGGTCCAATCTGGCCATGACTTGGCATCATTAAATACAATAAATTCGTATGGGCAGAGCATATGACGTTTAAGAGTGACCACCTGCATCTCTAGAAAATCGGTTGAATTTATGCAGGTAGTTAATATGTGGAGCATATATTAACTAAATATATTTATTTCTAAGTATTTTTTTATCAAAAAAATATTTATCAATTTTTATTTAGAAAATAGGGGTAATAACTGACATGGCACGTTCGGGCGACATTCTGCGTAATTGATTTTCTGCCTTTTTCATCTTAAAAGCATGTCTAACCATTGTTGAATCATTATCATAAAGTTTACATATCATGTCCATTGTGGTCTCATCAATATAGGGCGCATACTGAACACGTGCAGACATTATTATTTTTTCATCCCGATGTGTTGCGTACCATTTTTTCTGTTGTTCCCGATTATACTCTGCCGTTCTTGATTTGGGCACTTGGGCTTCCGCTGCATTTTTTCTCTGCGATACTTCATTACCATTTTTTTTCATTGTCACTGTGTGTGTATATACATGAGAAAATATTTTTAATATGTTTACCGTCCTGTCTTTAATTTTTGCTTAATAAATCTAAAATTTAGATTTTTATTTTAAATTTAATATATTTATTTCTTGGGTGGCCAATTTGCGGCAGCAGCAGCGACGGTGTCCGCTCTAATCCAACGATAAGGACTGCTCATATCTCCGCATACAGTAGTATTACTCACCAGAGGCTCAACAATGAGCGGCGCACAGTCTCGGCGCTCACCATGGACAAGCCAATGGAATATGCCTGCATGTCCGAAGACCGTAAATGTGCCTCGCTGTTCATCTACTTCTGTGGACACCAATCCCACAGAATGAGGCAATCCACGTTCTGATGCAATATGTGTCAATTGGATGGTAAAATTTTTTGCAAGAAATGGCACGTAATCAGGTAAGGCAATGGTGACGCTGCCAATATCGGTTATTGATGCCTTCCCCCGATACATGACAAGATTCTCGGGTGCTTCTATGCAAGCATGGACGAGAAGATTGCTTTTAGTCTTTTGTGGATTTGGATGAGCAATAACGAAAGTTTTGGTCGTGTTATATTGAATCTCACCAGTGCCTGTAACATAGCAGCAAACATTTGTTTGTGTTATAACTGCATTAGAGGTCATGGGTTGGACAAAAAATCCACTATTGGCTGGTGTGTATGCAGAGCCACTAGCGTTTAGACAAATAGAATTCGCAGCTTGTGATGTTAAACCACACCCTCCAATAGCAATCGCCTGATTGCCCTGAGTGTACCTACCAGCCAAAACGCCGATAGCGATTGAGCCCGAACCTTGTCCACTTTGACCAGCATGTTGACCAATGGCTATTGAACTTGACCCTTGGTTTGATTGTCCCGCCAAATACCCAATGGCAATGGCCATTATTCCCTGATTTAACAGCCCCGCGGCATTTCCGATCGCAACGGCAGCCGATTGTTGCCCCGTGCTTCCCGCATTAACACCAATCGCAATCGCTGCGTTTGCTTGACCTGTTGCGCCTGCTTGGTCACCAATTGCGATGCATTCTGTTGATTGGTTTAAACCTCCAGCATTTATTCCGATGGCAATTGCATTGGTTCCGTGCGATGTCTGACCCGCTCCGAACCCGATGGCGATGGCTCCACTGAATTGAGTTGCTTGTCCTGCTTGTGTTCCAATGGCAATGGTGTTCTGCCCGTCTACACTCGCGCCAGCTTGTGTTCCCACGGCAATGGAGTTCGTCCCCATGCTTGTCATTCCTGCTTGAAACCCAATGCAAATGGCGCCCGAGTTGCATGCAGAATTGCCCGCCTGTGTGCCAATGGCAATAGCATTCCCCGAAATGTCAAACGAACCAGCACTATAACCGATTGCAATTACTCCAGACCCCGCATTAGTTGCGGCGGCATTAAACCCGAGAGCTATTGAATTCTGACCCAATAATTGAGCACCTGCTCCATATCCAATGCAAATGGATTGAGTCCCTTGGTTACTTTGACCTGCATTGGTTCCCATTGAAATTGCATACTCGTTCGCACCTGTTTGTTGGGCTGAACTTCCGACAGCAACGCAATTATCCCATTGTCCTTGTGACCCTGATAATGCCCCGATGGCTATTGAAAAGGTGCCCTGTGAAGCTGTCCCAGCATTAACACCAATAGCGACCGCATTCGGTTGTTGATTTGCTGATGCACTATTATATCCAATTGAAATTCCACCGCTTCCTTGCGTGTTTGCACCAGAGCCAATGCCCAAAGCAACCGCATTGGTTCCTTGGTAATTTGCACCAGCCCCATTTCCCATCGCAACGGCCGATTCCCCTTGACCACTATTTCCAGCATTATAGCCAATATCAACTGCATAGGTATTAGCCGATGATTTGCCCGCATTGAATCCCATCACAACTCGTGTGTCACCAATAGACCACTGGGCAGGACTTGTGTTGGTATTCCAATATGGATAATCTGCATAATTTGTGCCGTTTGGAAATGGTTGGGGCCCAGTCGGTCCTATAACCCCTTGCTGCCCCGTTGGCCCAGTGTAACCTGTGACTCCTTGCAATCCTTGTGGCCCAGTCGGCCCAGTGTAACCAGTGACTCCTTGCAATCCTTGTGGCCCAGTCGGCCCAGTGTAACCAGTCGCACCGATTGATCCAGCTGATCCAGCTGCACCAGTCGGCCCAGTGCTCCCCGTAGCTCCTATTGATCCAGCAGCACCTGTTGGCCCCGTCGCACCACTACCTGCCGAGCCTGTGGGTCCAGTCGGCCCAGTTCCATGTGATGCTAATTGCGAAGTTAAATATGTTAGTCGTTGATTTATAACATAATTTGATACTGTACTCATTAATACGACAGTCTGTTATTATTAATGAATAAAAAAATCTTTTGTCATATTTACAATGATAACGTCACTAGGAATATCTGGCGTCATATCTTGCAATTCAAGCATTTTATCCTCGTATTGCTCGTTTGTCATTCCAATTTTTGCATAAATTATCCGAATTGCAACATGGCGCCAGCATGTAGAAATATCTGGCGAATCATATTGCATTTGAACATCCGACCATTTTACATTATATTCTGGTGATGCCCGAATGATTTCACTCAAAAAGTGTTCGCGTTCATGTAATTCGCATTGAACTGTTTCGGGGATATATCGGAATTCTTGGTCCCAACGCAACCCGAACGAATCATAATATGAAAATTGGTCATTGGGTTGACGAATTATGCATGTCCAGTGCCCGCTGATCTCTTCGTGTTTCGTGCCACCACTATAATAAATATCGCGGTTATTTTCAATCAAAATCACTTTACAATCAAAATCGCGATTGGGCAGCAATTCATCCAAATTCATGTAATTTTTCAAGTCTGGATATTCCACAAAAATATCCTTAACCTTGTCTCCCAAAAAGGGGGCTAATATGCTTTGGATGTCCTGTTTGGTCCCCTCTTTCGCCAATTCGTGTTTATACCATTCCATCTTTTTTTTGTGTTCTTTTCCTTTCCGAAATTCTTTTTCCATATTGTATCAATAGACGAAAAAATTGGGGGGTTTGCTCATAAAGTGGCTACGTCAATTGATTCAATTGATGGGGTTGGCGATTCGTCATCCATTGGTGGGAGATCACATTTAAATGGCATCGGTCCGCCATAATATTGTATATGGAATTTGTAATAAAATTGGTCAATAATATCGTTGTCTTGCTCATAAACATTATCGTAACCCGTTTGTGGTATTAATTCGCGCAATATTAGAAATGATAGTAACGAAAAGTGTTGGCAATATTTGGCCATTGCCTCCTCCGCAGTTGTGCGGGTCATGTGTGCGGCTACTATCATACAGTAATTTTCTGGCTGCGTGTCTTTGCGGCCATAATCTAATAGAATAAAATACATTTTTTTATATATTATTCTAATTTTTTAAAGGGGTTCATTTTTTGGTGTCTCCGCCAATTAATTTGTCTGAATATTTGGCCACAAGGGCGCGGACCCTTTCTTGTTGATTGCATTTATTTCCATAAGAATTCCCATGTATTCGGTGAAATGTAAGAGGGTCATCTATATTGTAAAATCGCATATCTGGGTTACACCGCAAACGCAGCCATAACTCATAATCTTGGATTCCCTCCCATTCTGGATCCCAATGAATATGTGCATGTGTATATCTGCGAATAAGTGCCGACGAATTAATAATAGGATTTGATTTTAAAAATTGAAAATATTTGATGTCGCCTACTGGAATATATGGGCTGGCATCACTATCGCCAAAATATTTACAGGTTGTCCCAATCACATCAAATCGGTCAGCATATTTTAATTGCTTTTCTAATTTATGGGGTGCCCATTTATCGTCTACGTCCAATAATGCAATTAATGGGTATTTTTCGCCATCAATATGAGTTCGCAATGCATAATTTAATGAGTTGGCCACGCCTTTGCGACCCTGTTCAAATTGTTCAAAACAACCAATATAATAAACCTGTTCGGCCCCATATTTGTCGGTTATTTTAATTAATTTACGAACTACCTCATCGCATTCTTCTTCAGGATATCCATTTACAATAATGAAGAGTTTCCATAGTGCTCGCGGTATTGTTTGTGCATATACCGATAATATGGATTCTTCTGCAAATTCCAATCCATTAAAAATGGGCATTAATATGGCGATTTTATTGTCCGACATATAATCTTCCTAGATTATTTAAAATCATTGGGGGACTTACTCATAAAGTGGGTTGGTTATATATTGGGGGTTATTAGACCCCATTTATCAAGCTATTGACTATAAATCGTTTGCGGTCTTCTTTGGTCATCGTTTTCCAGTTTTCCACCTCATCGCGAAATCGTTCGGTGCGATCTTGGATGGCCTCTATGCCATGGCTGACTTTGTCATTTTTATATAGTCGGAAAATGGCATCAATATAAATATTGCGGTCGTCCTCCGATTTATCCAACTGACCATATACGTCATCTAATTTGTGTTCATAATCTTTGGTAATGGTCTCCAATTTCTCGGTCAATTCGGCGAGTTTGTCCTCTAATTCTTCAACTTGCTCATACAATTTCGCGTCTGCAATGGATTTTATCTGTGTTTTAATATCGGGGGGTTTGGCCTTTTCAATTGCACCGCTCTCCAGCTTCTTTTTAAGATATCGCATATGATAATACTCGGCGCGCTCTGATACAGCGCTATTATCATCTTTTAATTTGGCCACCTTTTTCGCCTCTTTTGCATTACGGATTGCTTGCACCTTGCCGAGCTGTTGTGGTGTCAATTTGCTGTCATCTGGTTTTGCAACTTTTGCAGGTGTGGCCGCACGCTTTGGGGCGCGTTCTGTGATTACGCGGGGCAGGAATATGTCTGGATATGGTTTGTCGGTGTCGTCGTCACTCATACAAATCCCCAATATTTTTAAAATGTGGAAATATGTGGACAATTTGTTAAAACAATGTGGAAAAAATCGGCCGAAAATGTGAAAAAAATAAGCCCTGCTTCCACAAATTTCAACACATTTCCACATTTAACTAAATATAGCTCGGTGGGGTGGCTTAATTGCGTTATTTTAGCATATTTTAAAATGTTATAGAATGTTATAGAATCCCTTGAATGCCTCGTCTCCCAAAAGACTACAATAACACCAAAATATATAAATTATGTTGCAAGGATACGACTGTAACCGACATTTATATTGGGTCAACGACCCATATGGTTGAGCGAAAATATAACCATAACACGAATTGCAATAATCGCAATAATCTCAGTTATAATTATTATAAATATCAATTTATTCGTGAGCATGGCGGCTGGGATAATTGGGACATGATCCTCGTTGAAAATTTCCCGTGTAATAATTCAGAAGAAGCACGTCAGCGCGAATATTATTGGATTACAGAATTACATGCCACTTTAAATAAACTGTCCCCAATTGCAGTCACAAAACGGGGGGTTAATAGCAAAAAACGCATGGAAAATCCAGAATATCGTGCATATCATAATAATATAATTAAGGCGTCAATGGCCAAACGAACCGCAGCCCTTCGCGCTGCAAATACCGCCGCTGCAAATACCGCCGCTGCCGAACTACCTACCGCCGTATCCTCATAAAGGTGGTTGGGTTCATTTGATTATTAATATGATAGGAAATCCTATTATATTATTATGTATTCTATAAAAAATATGATGGGATTTTCAATGATTCCAAATTGACAAAATGTGGTCCGAATTCATAAAGTTGTTGGCATGTTTAGGATGAACGTGATTTGTCATTTTGGTAATTATAAAGAAATTGGGTTATTGTTAGAAATTCAATTAAAAATATTATTAAAAACATATAAATACCAATTTACCAAAGATGTATACAAAAATTCCATAAAATGAGAAAGTCCCCAGTCGGGGCGAACCAAAGATGCAAACACCAAAGATACATACACTGGCCGCATCTTTGGTACGCCTCAGGGGCCAACTTTCCAAAAAATGGGAAAATTTGTTTGCATCTTTGGTAAATTAGGAAAATACATAAATTTTATGAGATTTTAATAGAATTTCAATTAATATTAAAAACCTGAAAATGCGGCCATGGTTGGCATGTTTATGAAAATGCTGGCATCTTTGGTAATTTAGGAATATATAAATTACCCTTCCCCCTCCTCCTATGTTGGCATCTTTGGTAATTAAGGAATATCTAAATTACCCTTCCCCCCCTCCGATGTTGGCATCTTTGTGATGAAAAGGGGTTAAAGATAATATTTATATATTATATAACAAGATTACCAAAGATGTCAACATACTATATCCGTTATAATGAAAACTCAGAATGGGTGCCATTGCCCCGCGAATTATTCAACCTATTTGAAAAACAGTTTGAAGGCGATTATCCATTTCCATATGATTATATAACCGCTGACGAATATGCGTCACTCATGGCAAAACAGCCCGAAGTGGTTGCATTTGTCAATAAAGAGGAAAAGCAACATAAACAACATAAAAAAGTTGTTATTAAAATTGACGAGGATGACGAGGATGACGAGGATGACGAGCAAGAACCCGAAGAGTATCCCGATGAACCCGAAGAGACGGACGAATATAATGATGCAATGGATGAACCCCTTGCTTTGGAAGAAACCCGACAAAAGACATATAAATGGTTATATAATATGCCCGTCAAATTATTGGTCGCACGGTTGACACCAAAGCAAAAGAAGTTATATGATGATAAAGCCAAATTGTTCAAATCTGTGCCAATTACTAAATTGGGATATGAAATAAGGACATATGAGAGTATGTTTGATATGGTAATGTTAAATAAATGGAATCGGACCAATTTGTATCATAAAATTAATAAAGAAGCCAAGGCATTGGCTGCAGGGGATCCCTCATTTGATATAAAAGTTTACATAAATAGTAATTACAGCATTATTTATAATGCCGAATTTATAATGGCGTTGATTAAATTGGCAATGGAGATTAAACATGAGCGGCTACGATGCCCTTTATGTGGCAAATATCAAAAAATTGATAGTTATGCCAGACATGCCAAATCGCATGACCCGAAAGACATTGGGATTTGTCAATTAATAAAATCCCAAATATAACCCAACCACTTTATGAGTTGGATCAGTAAAA